AATAGTGGCGGCACAATTTCAACAGCACTTGATACAGCGCAAACGTATGATGCAGATCTTAGTGTATTAAGTCTCGGTATTCACTGGGACGGCACTGCTATTAAGTTTTATGCCAACAAAGTTGCTACCACAGTAACTCCAGGCGATATGGCATTAGTACATACATACACAACCGCAGCAGGTATACCAGATGATTCTAATATGAGATTATGTTTGTTTATTGAAACTGGCACAGCCGCAGTAAGCACTGCTCGTATAGAGTACATCAAAGGCGCCTATACAAAATAAAGCGATAAATATATTTACTGCGATTGGAGTTGTGGAGAGACTATAGACAACGGCAAATTGTATTTCAATTCATTGCCATCAAGTACACATTAGTTCCTCAATAGTCTTAATCTTAGTTACAATTTCAGATATCTGAAATGTTGTAAACACTCCTGGATGCAGTGGTTTGGGCCAACTATCTAGTTTGCTCCAAGCATACCCTTTGTGTTCATTGTTTAGTTTAGGTATAAATTCTTCTTCTACAACACAGACGTATGTGCTATATGTAAAATTATTTTTACTGTTAGTAAATTTTTCTACTGGAATAGTTTTAAGAACAAGTGGCATAAATCCTATTTCTTCTTGTATTTCACGCTGTAGTGCGCCATATTCTGTTTCATTTTTTTCAACCTTGCCTCCAACAAAAGCCCACATGCTATTATACCGCGCTCCGTTACGCAGTACAAACATATATCTACTAGTAGATTTACTTAAAAATAAGGCTCCAACACTTGCGTTAGATAACAAGACTCCAGTCGCCTGCTCGATATTCGCCTTCATAGGACTTAACCCATTCGCTTCCTGTATACTTGTATTGTATACTAGTGTTACTATTTGTAAGATAGTGAACACCCGATTGAACACTACTGTCAAATGCTACTTGCCAGTCATTACCGTTATATTCTATTATATCATTTGCTTCCGCAACTAAACTACCCCAAGCGTCAGGACCATCTGTATTATCAGAATCTCCTATAGCATTAAGTATAAGATAACGTTGTCCTTGTGCTGCCGTTGCAAGTCCTGCATCAGGTGCATTGCGCAGAGGATTAATAATCTTTGTAATTGAAGGTAGATCGTTTGTTGGTATTGTATCACTTTGTACAGTGAATAGTAGTTTATGTGGATCACTTGGATGGAAGGCTACTGTGCCAATTATCTCTGCACTACCGCCTGTTTCCAAACGTATTTGACTAAGTCCAGGTTGCAATTCTCCATATTGATTAACAAGTGCAGCCCAACTAATATCATCTGTACCTACTTTTGTTGGAGGATCATTTAGTGGTGTATAGTCAACTTTGTTTGTGGTTGTTTCGCTACGATCCAATATTTGTATTGTGTTACCCAATACAATTATACCAAAGTTCATTGGCGTAAATTTCATACGCTCACCTAGTAGTATTTGTCCATCAATAACGCCATCAGCAATGCCGCCTTGATCGTCATAGATACTTGCAACAATCTTGTTAATGACACCAAGTTTTTTAACTTTAGCAGGCGCACTAAGATAGATAGGAACTGTAAACTGTAGTGTTGCAATATCAATTTGTTCATCAACACCAACTGGAACACTTCTACTACTAAATTGTACATTTGCAAGTTCAATATAACTTAAACTTGTCCAGTCTAAATAGTTGTCAGTGCTTTGTATTTCAAGTGCAGGATTAAACAAAACAAGTATTTGTTCCAGCAGTTGTAGTTTTTGGTTAGTATTACTAGTCCAAATATCTACATTCATTTGTAGTGTATAAGGTACAGGCATCATGCGTTCTATTGTAAATGCATTGCCCTGTTGTGTAGTATATTCATTTGTGTTTACGTCAAATTTGCGCATACGAATATGTTTTTTATCTATAAAACTAGGATCCTGTCTACGTTCTGCGTTATACTCTAAACCACCTATATAGCAACTAATCATAGGAGTAGGTATAATTTTGTTCTCACTGTTTTCACGAATAATACTACTAACCATACGGGTACTATCACCATACTTAACTGGTACAGTTGTAAGTGTAGTGTTGCCTGTGCGATCCTTGCCATACTCAACCTGAAAGTTGCTAAACGCACGAATAAACTGCAATAGAAAACGTCTTATCTGTTCATCATAAAAGAATTGTTGTGGCATTAATCTTCTCTAGGTTTCAGTGCATCACTAAGTGACTGTCTACTTGTTGCAGTAGTATTATCATCTGCAGTAAACGTGCTTGTGTAATTGATAAATCCGTCTCGCTGTGTATTTCCTGTGCCTGGTGTAAGTTTACTGCGTACATCATCTTCTACTTTAATCCAACGATTGCCGCTGTATCTAAACAGTCTATTAGGTAAAAAGTCTAATCGTAATATAAAGTCACCTTCTTGGCTATCACTTGGAAAACTTGTGCCCATACTAATTGGTTCGCCATTTGGTGCTAGACCATCGCCTACTAGATAACCACTGTAAGCGTTAGCATTTTGTGGTGTAATACGTCTTGCATCTGCAGTTGCGTTTGTGTTATCTGCATTTAGTGCTGTATTATCAGCATTAACCCCCTTGGGCTCAAGCGGGTTGCCTGTGGGGTCTGTAGGTACAATATAGTACTGGCTTGTGTCATAACCGCTCTCAGGTACTTCTTTTTCAGCGGCAGCAACAACTTTATTTGTTATCTCTAGTTCTTTATTATAGGTGCTTAGTAAGTCACGAAGTGTACTTTCAGTTTGATTTCCGTCTGCATCTTCTTGTATTATGTTAAGTATATCATTGTATTCTTGTGCATCTACCAGTGGTGTACACTTAATACGCCACAGGTGTCCCCACCAAGTAGGACTAAATCCTTCACTGGGGCGACTTCCTTCTTGTACTACATAGTAACGTTTAAGACTCAGTTCTACACTTTCGTCCAATGCTGCAAAGTCTGTCAGATGTGGTAATTCAATTACGTCACCACTCATTAGTTTGCGTCCTAGGCTATTAACCATATCATTTTCATGGAATGTTATAAAAAGTGTATCGTTAGCAAGGAACAAACCAAACTGAGATAAATCAAAGTCTGTATCACTTACACTGTAAATGCCACGAAGATTATATACGTCTTGGTCATATATTCTATCTCTATTTTCTAAAAATAAAAAATCCTGTATCCCTAGTAGATCAGGTGTAGTTTGATTTGGTTGACTGGGGTCACTACCGCCTTGACTAGCAATACCGAGGTACTTGTGTACATTAACACCAGTGCCACCAATCGTAAACATTTCTTTCATTCTTCTGTCAAAGAAGCGATAATCGTTGGTGTGAGCACCGTCTTTCCATAAACTTATTCTTGGCATGCCTATTCCTTGTTGCTCAGTATTTATCGCTTATAAATAACCTCAATGAAACTAGACCTACACGGACATAATGTACATGCTGCATGGCGAATATTTAATACTCGCATAACGGATGCGTACTACGATAAGCACAAAACTGTTGTGGTTGTAACTGGACAGGGTGCCATTATGCATGAGTTCCAGAGCTGGTGTGGACAACATCCACATATAAAAAGTTGGACAAATGCGCCACATAATCCAGGAAGTTACAAAATATCTCTTAAAAAAGGTTGACACATTCTCTAGACGTGCTATATTAAGTAGTAAGTTGAAGTTAACGGAGAGATACAAATGTCGAAGCCAATTACAAATGCACAATACAGAAGAAACGTTATTTCTATGCCTAGAGAAAAGCAAATAGAAAGTGTTGAGCGTATGCTTCGTGTTATTCCGCATTGGTTAATGGAAGAAGCAGCTCGTAAAGTTCAAAATCCTAAAGTCATTAAACATTTAGAAAGTCGTCTGCGTCAAGCAAGACTAATGATGTCAAGTATTATAGCAAACGGAAGGGTTGTATAATGAATGAATTATTAAAAGATATCGAAGACCTTGAGACAATTGCACATGGTGTTCGTCATGGTGTAAGTAAAAATCTTACACTTGATTTGATTGAGAAGATGATTGAGATTAAACAAGTAGATATAAGTATCTTCGAAACACAAATGGAAATGGAGTTTATGAAAGATGGCATTAACCGCTCTTAAAGGTAAACCAGTCAAGCGTAAAAAAGCAGCCAAGGCTCGCCGTAAAACTACTGGCGCTGGTGCTGCACCTCTGGACAACTACAAAGTTGCCAAGGACTTCTTTCACTTTGAAGTAGATAAAAAGGAATATGTGCCTATTATCAGACAGTATGTAAAAAAGTTTTTTGATAAACAGACTGCAACATACATTCTAAAAAATAGTGATGCTAGTATGACATTTAGTCATATTGCTTGTTATTGTCATTACATGAACAATGACAAAGCAGATCAAGTGCCTGAGGATAGTCACAATTGGATGTCAGGTAGATTTGGTGCTCTTGCAGAAAAAGGTGAGACTATTGTTTCTGAAGTTAAAGCAGTAGAAGCAACTAAGCCTAAAAATGCTTATGTACCTAGTATACAAGAACGTATTAAAGAAGCAAGTGGTAATATTATTGCAGAGATAGAAGAAGCAGTAGATGACTTTATCACAAATCCCAATACGTTTAAAGGACTTGATCCTGTAAAACTATTTCGTAAACTGAATGTTAACCAAGCACATGCTAGGCATATTCGTGCTTTTTATGAAGGTGTGTATGCAGAGTATGTCATGTTACAGCAACCTGCTCGTGAACAAGAAGAGGATTTGCGAGAAGCATATGCACACTTGGACAAAGCCGCAGTTAAACGTGCAGTTACACTGTTTGGTGGTATCCTAGGTGCGTGTGATCTTATTACAGCAGAAAGCAAAGCGACTCGTAAGACTAGATCACCCAAGCCTAAGAGTGCTGACAAGTTAGTTGCAAAAATGAAGTATTGCAAAACCGACGAAAAGTATAAAGTAGCCAGCATTAATCCAGCAGATGTTATAGATGCTACAGAAGTTTGGGTGTTTAATGTTAAGACACGCAAGATCGGTAAGTATGTTGCAGAACCACATGCTACACTACAAGTAAAAGGAACTACACTACAGTTCTATGATGCTAAGTTCAGTGTTGCTAAAACATTGCGTAAGCCAGAGCAACAACTAACAGACTTTAACAAAAGCGGCAAAGTTCAATTGCGCAAGTTCTTGGACAATATTAAAGGTGTAGAAACAAAAATGAACGGACGCTTTAATGCTGACACTGTGATCCTTAAAGCAGTAAAGTAATAAATAGTGTATAAGAACAAGGATACACTATGACAACACTAGCATCACTAAGAGCAGACACAACTGATTATATTCGCTATCGCTTAGGCGATGGTATGGTTGATGTTGAGTTAGATCCGGAACACTATGACAATAGTATAGACAAGGCAGTGAAACGTTTTCGTCAGCGTAGTCAAAATGCATATGAGAGTTCGTATGTATTTCTAAGTGTCGTAAAAGAACAACAAGAATATACACTGCCTGATGAAATTGAAGAAGTTCGTCAAGTATATAGACGTAGTGTTGGCAGTGGCAGTAGCGATACTGGCACACAGTTCGAACCGTTTGAAGCAGCATTTCAGAATACTTACTTGTTACAAAGTGGACGTATTGGTGGGATGGCGACATATGAAATGTACTATCAGTATCAGGAACTAAGTGCTAGACTGTTTGGCGGCTTTGTAAACTTTGAGTACAATCCTGTTACTAAAAAGATTACATTGCTTCGTAAGTTTAGTGCAGATGGTGAACAAATTGTTCTTTGGACTTACAACTTGCGACCAGAAGCAAGGCTGCTACAGGACAGACATGCTGGACCATGGGTCCAAGACTATGCACTAGCACTTGCAAAGTATACACTGGGCGAAGCACGTTCAAAGTTTAGTACAATCGCAGGACCACAAGGCGGCACAAGTCTAAATGGTGATGCACTCAAAGCAGAAGCACAAGTTGAAATAGATAAACTCGATGAAGAACTACGCAACTATGTTGACGGTAGTGACCCACTTTCATTTATTATTGGCTAATATGAGGCAAATATGATTATAGGATTATGCGGACTTATCGGCGCCGGTAAAGGAACTGTCGCTGATATTCTAGTTGACCAAGGATTTAAAAAAGTAAGTTTTGCAGATAAACTCAAAGATGGGGTTAGTACTATCTTTGGTTGGGACAGATCAATGTTAGAAGGAGATACAGATGAATCTAGAGCGTGGCGAGAACTTAGAGACGACTTTTGGAGTAATGAAACAAAAATGGAAATTAGTCCTCGTTTGGTGCTTCAGTTATTTGGCACTGATTGCATGCGTGATGGGTTTTATGATGGAGTCTGGGTAAGCCTACTGAAAAAAACTATACTAGACAATCCAGAACAAAACTATGTTGTACCAGATGTACGTTTTGAAAATGAAGTGAATATGTTACATGATATTGGCGGAGAAGTCTGGGAAGTAAAACGTGGTCCAGATCCACAGTGGCTTATTGAATATGAGACAACTGGCGTTCAACCTAAAGACGTACATACCAGCGAATGGAAATGGGTAAAAGCCCGTAAAGACGAAGTGATACTTAACGACACCAATATTAATGACCTTAAAGGTCAGGTGTTAACGACCCTCGGGACCATCCCGTTTTAGCAAGTTCAGCATTACAATTAAGACACACAGTTTTTAGATTGCGATTGTTGATATTGTTCAAGTCTCCATCTATATAAAAAACAATAACTTGACTGCGAAACACAGGTTTAAATCCACAAGCCTCACAGTTTCTTTTTACTTTGTATCCACTATCAACCCACAGTGGTTTGACAGGCTTGTGTAATTTCAAGCACTGTTCGCACTTCTTTCTATAAAAAATTCTAGCATCCTTGCGATAATTAACTGCCTTAGGACGCTGTCCACATGTCTCACAAGTAGGTCTCATAGTGTATTTAACACGCACCTTTAAAGGGATTATACAAATAAGGGTATTTTACTGCTGTTTTTATAAATAGTATTATTAAAACAAAAGACCTTAATTGAGGAAGAAAAACATGGCACTAATATCACCAGGCGTAGAAGTTACAGTTATTGATGAAAGTAACTATGCTCCATCAGCCGCAGGCACAGTAGCAGCAATTGTTATTGCAACTGCACAAGATAAGACAAGTGGTACAGGCACAGGCACTGCTTCAGGAACAACTGCAGCAAATGCTGGAAGTACCTTCTTAATTGGAAGCCAGAGAGAACTTACAAGTACTTTCGGTAATCCAACATTTTACAACACTGCAGCAGGATCACCTATCAATGGTTATGAATTGAATGAATATGGTTTGTTGGCTGCATATAGTTTATTAGGTGTAAGCAACAGAGCATATGTAATTCGTGCAGATGTAGACCTTGCACAATTAGTAAGTAGCACAAGTAGACCACTTGGAAATCCAACAAACGGTACAGTTTGGTGGGATGTAAGTTCTGATACACGCTGGGGAATATTTGAGTGGAACCAAAGTACAGGTGCATTTACAAATAAAGTCCCAACAGTTATTACAACTACAACAGATTTAGATGGCGGTGTTCCGAAAACTTCAATTGGTGCAATTGGTGATTATGCATTGGTTGCAACAAACACTAGCAATCCTGTTTATTACAAGAACCGCAGTAATGCATGGGTGCTTGTAGGTAGTGCGGCATGGATGATTTCACACCCAACAATTTCAGGCACAGTTGCAAGTCCAAGATTTACACAGGGCAACACAATTACAATTAACGGAACAACTGTTACAATGGTAGGCAGTACTGTAACTGAACTAAAGACAAGCATTAACAATGCAAGCATTACAGGTGTCACAGCAGATGTGCATGATAACAAAATTGAAATTTATGCAAACGCTACGGCAGTAGGTGTAGACAGTAATGCAGATGGCAAAATTGTTCTCGCAAACGGCACAGGTTCAATACTTACAGATGCAGGCTTAACAGCAGGCACATATGCAAGACCACTTATTGCACAGGATCCA